TCGAATGTACCAGCGGTTGTTACACCGTACTGTGCACCAACGGATGCAGAACGATAGATTGTTCGGATAACTTCACGGTTAATTTCGGCTAGAATTTCTGTGGACAGAATGTTAGCCAATTCCGTTTCAGCATCTAGACCATGGATTGCCTTCAAGTCTTGTGCAAGTTCCATGGTGTATTCTGCTCTCAACGCCCTGCTTCTTGCATACACAGGAACCTTGTCGATTGTGAAGGACATTTCAGCGAATAGGTTAGCACCTGTATCACCCAATGCTTCTGCCTGTGCTGTGGTCATACCATTAGCGACAGTGTAGGTAGCGGAGGACAATAGGTTGGAAACCGCATTTGATCCTGTCTGTGCAATCTGACCAGCAGTGTTACCACCCTGATTACCAGAGGAGAAGGATGTGTTTGCTTCGTTGAACAACGCTTCCGTTGCAGAACTTCTGTTTGTGGTGTTGTCACCGTATCTTGCCTTCATCGCGAAGATAAGACCGGATGGACCAGTCATTGGCTGGACACCGCAAACGTCATAAGCCATTAGATTAGGTAGAGCCCTTCTGATTAGAGAAATCAGGATAGGATCGTATGAACCAATAGCAGCACCAGTGGAGTTCAAAGGCGCAGCTTCGTTCAACATCTGTCTTTCCTGAGCCATTGCTTCTTCCTGGTTTTCCAGAAGAATAGCAGTTACGGCCTTTCTGTATGGGTCCTTGATCTTTGGAAGATCAGCGTGTTCCAAAATCTTGGACCACTTGGTTACTAGTGCTTCGTTTAGGTTCATCTTAATAATCCCTTTCTTGTGTTATAGAAGAAAACATTTCTTTCTATTATAGAGTTATTTATAACTTCCAGGTTTTCTACTTTTTATTTCCTGGAGCCAACTGTTCTTGTAAGTGCCTTTTCGTAGTGTTCCATTCTTACGTTAAGTGGATTGGAAGACTTCTTTGGTTCTTCTGGTTCCGCATCAACTGTCTCGAATAGAACTTTAGCAGTCGTGTTGTTTACAACAGCCTTGGATTCAGCGAAATAGTTTGCCTTTAATTCAGCAACCTTTGCAGTAAATTCATCGGTAGTAGTGAACGGTACGTTTTCTACTAGGCTCTTTAGCTTATCTGCCTGGGTGTCTGTTAGACCTTCTAGGGACTCTGATACGATAGTGGTCTTTGCCGCTTCGTTAAGTCTCTTGTGTAGGTCTACATTTCTACCAGTTTCTTCGTTCAACTTTTCTTCTAGTTCCTTAACCTTCTGGCCCAATTCTTCTACGACGTTTACCTTATCTTCTGGAACGTCAATGTAGGACTCGGCGAACAGATGCTTTAGACCAAAGATGAATTCTTCCGTCAATTCTGTTCTTAGGGTTGTCTCTAGAGGAATCTGATTTTCCTTGGTCCAGTTTTCTACGACATAGGTCATGAAATCTGTGGTCTTTTCGGTAACAGTATTGAATACAGTTTCTACCGCTTCATCCAACTTATCAGAATATGCCTGCTTCTGTGCTTCTACGATTGGAGTTGCAATTGCAACTAGAGAAGTCTTTAGGGCAGTTTCATAGATGGAAGTTGCCTTTGCAACGAATTCTGCTGGTACTTCTACACCTTCAAACATTGCCTTGATATCTGCGGAAACATCTAGTTTGAATGCTGCTACTGCTTCCTTAACGGTTTCTGCAACAGGCACTTCTTCCTCTACGGTTTCTTCTTCTACAGTGTCTTCCTCAACAGCATCTTCGTTTGTGGTTTCTGCGTCTTCTTCAACTGCCGCTTCTTCTACGGCTGAGTTTTCATCAACGGTTTCTTCTTCCACAGTGTCTTCATTTACTGGAGGAGTTTCTTCCTCTACGGTTTCTTCTGCAACTGCATCCTTATTAATGGATACTGTTCCCTGACCTTTACCAGGAAGAGACTTACCTGCTTCCTTACCAATAGGAGGAGTTGCTCCTGGAGGTGTAGCCTTAGGTGCTGCTGCAACGCCGGCTTTTACGCCTTTTGCGTTTGCGATTTCATCGCCGTTAACTTCTGGTGCTACAGATGCCTTACCTATAGTGCCGGCTGGGCTGTGTACGCTAGGAGTGTGTCCTGCGGAACCAAAGGTTGTGTCAGCCGTTGCTCTTGCGGAAGATAGAGAACCACTAAGAATTTCTGCTGCCGCTTCACTCAATGTCTTTGCTTTTGCCATTTAAAAAAACTCCTTTTAAAGTTTTAGAATTACAGATTTATTTATGATTTCCTAGTTTTTGTAGAAAGGATTCAAATAGTTCAATGGATATCTTTTGACGTGTTTCGGCGTCTTTTTTAACAGATTCCTCTATTTTTTCCTGTGAAGTCTCTACAAACTGCTCAATCCAGCCTTTTCCTTCGACTAGAATCCACTCTTTTTCTTCCATAATACCCCTTACGAAGGCATCTGGTGCAGATGGGTCATAGACGATATCTGCTGCTGTTGCTAAGTGGAAATCATCTTGAATCATGTCGATACCCTGGAAGTTCTTTTTGACTGTACCAAGACCTCTGGAAGACACACCTAACTTGATCTGTTCATCCATTAGATTCTTGGCAATTCTGCCATGTGGGGTATCAAGGATTTTTGCTCGACCTACGAAATTGTCTCCGTCCTGGACTAGAGATACAATCTTGTGGGATGCTCTATGAAGATTGACGGAAGGGTTTTCTGGATGACCCAGTTCACCTAGCGCACGATTGGCATTGACATAATCCTTGTTATATCGCGCAACTTCTCTTTGCATGATTTCGGTAGGATAGAATCTGCCGTTCTTATTCTGTCTGTTAGCCTGTAGGAAAATACCTTCAATGAAGTAGTTTCCGCCTGGAGCGCCGTTAACATCTTCCTTAACGAAAGTAATATTTTCGACTGTTTCTGTAATCAGTTTCATGGTTAATCTACACCCAATGTCTTTCTTTTTCTTAGGGCTACCTTGAGTTTTCTTCTAAAGGTGGAAAGTTTATTCTTTCTCTTGACCTTTGCTCGTCTCTGTGCCATTCTTCTGTTCATTCTTTCCTTGGACGTCATTCTGACTAACTTACCGTCTCTTACTGTCCATCCAGGAACTGCGGAAACCTTACGTCTTCTTTGGACTTGACCGTTTCTGATTCTTGATCTTACGATATTGGTTCTACCGGCTCTTTGAATATTAGCCGCTTCAGATAGATAATCCTCGTTAGAGAATTCGGCTGCAATTCTTTTCTTCATTTCAACCAATTTACGTTGCACAATATTTTCCATTAGTTCATTGAATGTATCAACGGCCTTTGCGTGATTTTCGGCAAGGATGTGTGCTAGTAATTGCTTGCTATTAGACATTGAAATCCCTTGGTGATGCAGTCTGTCCTTGGTCATAATCGCCTGGGTTCTTCTTGAATACTGCGAAAATTGTATAGGCGCAATTGGTGGAGAAACCAACAGTCTGTAGTGATAGATTACCAGTGGAATTCGCAACGGCTGAATTGTTCACAGAGAAGATGCTTCCACCTTCTTCGAATGAAAGATCACCAGAACCTGAAAGAGTAATCAATGTGTTTGGATTATCACCATTCCATGAAAGTCTTACGTATCCTCTGGAATCACCTGACTGGACATCATATACGACCTTCAATAGGTCCATACGGTAGATTGATTTTCTGTCTGTGTTTGCACCAAGAATTCTGCCATTGGCATTCAATGCAAATGCAAGTGCACCACCATCAATCTTAAGGACCGGTGCTGGCTCGGCAGCATCACCCCATAGTTTAATTACCAATTTCTTATTGGAGTCTACAATTTTCTGTACGCTATTTGCCATTATTTTAATCCTTACTTAATGTTATGGTGTGCAAATCTAACGATTCTAGCAAACTTCAATTTATCGGTAGCTGCCAACTTACTTAACTTTTTCTTTGCATCGAGCCCCAATGCATCATAGAGGTCCAGAACTTTCTGGGCAGTGAACTGATCAACATTGGTTGTAGTGCCATTCGCAAACTTTACTTTGTTCACCCTTTTATCGTTTACGATTGCCTTCAACTTTGCGAATATCTTGTGTCTAGGCGTTCCTTCTTCCAATACTTCCTTTTCTTCTGTGATGATAGGAGTATTGATCTTGCTGTTATCAAAAGGAATAGAAATAAATTTACCAAGTCTATCTGAATAATACATGGCAACGCTCTTACCATCTGGGAACTGTCTGATCGATTTACGGATCAGTAGCAGTGTGGATGGTGGTGGGGTCGCAATAGGACCGACTACTGGCTTATTTCTAATTTCCTTGACAGTCTTCATTTATGACTTTACTACTTTTCTTCCCATCTGCTTTAGAGACTTTGTTCCACCAGACTTCATCTTGGCACCGATACCTAGCTTTTCGATTGCCTTATTCTTTGCTTCCTTGTTTCTGTCCTTAACCTGACCTTCTTCTACGGCATCTTCCTTGGTTAATTTACGTGTTGCTGTATCAATACCGACTCTTCTTTTTCTTGCAATTTCCGAAGACTTTTCTCTTTCTCCTGGATGTGGGTCTGATCCATGGTCTTGGTGACCAGCAATTCTTCCAGCACGGAAGGCGTGTACCTGACCTCTTACACTGGCCTTTCTAATATAACTTCCAAGCGTCTTCTTGGAAAGTTCAGTTAGATTTTTTTTTTCTGAACCCTCATTGAATAGATTCTTAGCAAGTTGAACCTTCATGGATTCCATAGCATCTTCTGCAAGACCGGATAGAATTGCATATACTTCCTCGGATAGACCATTAAGTTTACCCTTGTAGACGCATTCCACAATTTCTCTGATTTTGATTTGATTTTCCATGACTTGTTCATCCTCGTTTTTTTGTAATTTCTTGTGAGCCATTGCGATGCCTTTTTCTCTTTTCTTGGCAGTATAATGATCCCTATAAGGTCCTTTGGACTTGGCTGTTGCTAGAGAACCCGCCGCAGGTCCCATATACCTTGTTAAGGCATTCTTGGAAAGTTCATTAATCTTATCCGCCATAGAAATATCTCCTTATAGGATATTTATATTTTTACTGTATTTACTTGGAGAATAACATCTTTTTGGCCAAGGAATCGATATCTGTACCGCTCTTTGAGCCAGAAGTCTTCTTTGTTGCCTTCTTAGATGCCTTTACTCCGGCGATTTTCGCCTTTTCCTGTGTATCCATCAGCTTTAGAGAAGCCATGGCTACTTCATGATCCTGTTCACCCTGCTGAATTTCTTGAGGATCGATTGGATTTCCATCAACGTCATGGACCATACCTGCATTAGGTGCGCCTGGTAGACCCATACCTGGAATGACCAATCCTGCTTCTCTTTCCTCTTCCATTCTCTTATTTTCTTCCTCAATTTCATCATCGGTCATCTGCAAGACCTTCTTCTTTACCGAATACATTGAGAAATATCTACCGACAAATGGGTCCATTTGGGTTAGCAATGTCATTCGCATTGCCTGTAGTTCTTGTTCCTTCAACTCATTGAAGTTATTATCTACCTTGAAGTCGTACCAAATATGCTGTCTGAATTTTCTCCATTCATCTTCGGTACATACATTCTTTAGGACCAACTGAATTCTCATTGCCTCATCAAACACTGTGGCAAATCTATTTCGAAGTCTATGAATGAACTTGGTAAATCTCAATTCGTCTCGGGTGATTTCTGTGGTTCTACCAAGAGAGAAACCCTGTTGTGGTTCTAGTCGTGAGATAGGAACGCCTAGTGAACGGTATAGTTTACGCTCGAAATACTTAACGTCTTCCAATTCACCTAGGTTCATTGCTCCGGCTAGAGTATCGACTTCGGTGCCTCTTGCACCTTCACGTCTAGGAAGCCAGAAATCATCCATAATCGATAGGAATTTACGCTCGTCACGAATTTCTCCAGTATCAGAATCAAATACCATTTTGTTCTTATACTGTGCCATGACATCCTTCATGTATTGTTCTGCCTTGATACGAGGTAGATTACCTACATCAATGTAGAATACACGTCTTTCAGGAGCCCTGGAGATACGATAGATAACGGTAGCATCTTCTACCATTCTCAATAGATTGAGTGGCTTGATTGCCTTGTGAAGATAGGAAAGAACCATTGTTCGCTTAGGATCGAGCAATCCTGAGTTAACATTGATTACCGAATCTTCTGCAACTCTTAGACCCATTGCAGTGGTAGCGCCCATGTTACCTCTTTCATTGTAGAGATAATAGGCCTTTTCCTTACCGATGACATCTGCACCGGTCCTTGGGTCCTTCATTTTCTGGATTTCACGGACTTTTCTGACACGCCTTGGATCGAGATATCGTAATTCCTGGATACCTGCTCGCATGTCTTTTTCATCAACCATGACATTGAAGAAAATCCTGCCATCAACATACCATCGTAGGAACAACTCACGTCCGTTGTTCGCAAAATCCAATAGCTGTAGAATGGTCTGGAATTCTTCTTCGATTTTTTTCTTGATTGTATCTTTAAGTTCTAGGTTGTCTAGATTGATAGTGACAGGAACACCACTATCGACTGTAGTAATCGCTTCATCCGCAATATCGCCGATAGCAGTTTCTAATTCAGCCTGCATCGCCATTTCACGATAACGGGTAATTAGTTCTACTTCGTTTCGGATTGCGCCGTCAAGATCGACATAGGTACCATAATGACCACCCGTCTGTACTAGAAGGGCGCCATCATCGTTTGGAGGAAGAGCAAAAGTCTGATTAATTCGCTCAGCCTTTTCCTCTTCCTTCTTGCCTTTGGAGATATTAAATCCCCACAAATTGAAATTCATTATATAACCTTTCTAAAGGGGAATTATAGAATACCGATAGATGCTAGACCTGCTGCCTGTTCATCCGTAGTATTCGATAACCATGTCTGGAACTGCAATGTAACAGTGAATTCTTCCACTGCATCATTTGCAGACCAATCCATTTCGATAGGTGAGATATCGACTGGGAATGCACCGATCATGGTGTACGCCTTGATTCTTTCACCTGTCTTGCCGAACTGATAGATAGTTGCGTCTCTCATATAGGATGTTGGAGAAAGGAATGAAGGAATTCTTAGATTACCTGCATTCTGATTGATACCATTCATCCATCTTTCAAAGGCATTCTTTACCTTGAAATCTT